CTTGGCCTCCGCGATCTTGGCCTCCACATCGGCCTCGGAATAGCTCTTGCCGCCCTGGGGTTCCTGCTTGGTGCCCTCGCCCTCCTTGGGGGCAGGGTCGCCGTCCTTCTTGGTGCCCTCGCCGGAGCCGGGGGCCGGTTCCTCCTTGCCTCCGAAGAGGGAGTCCCAAAACTTCTGGAAGGCCGTGCGCTGCTCTGCGGTGGGCGTTGCGGGCTGCTGATTGGTCTGCTGGGGGTTCTGCCCCTCGCCGCCTGCGGCAGGGGCGGTGCCGGTGGTGATATCTGCCATAATCAATTCCTCCTTTTGCAATTTTGGCATAAATAAAAACACCCCTTAAGGGGTGTTTTTAACGTGTTTGAATGCCCTTTATCAGTCGTAGGGCATGAGTTTTTTCCGAGGGATCAACTTCGGAACATTCTTTGGATCCTCCGGTTCATACTGGAATCCATGGTCTCCTTCAATCGGGTGGTCATGAATCACATAATCGTTTCGAATATCTTTAGGTATTTTGGAAAACGCCTTGCAGCTTACATGACCATCTACAACACCGATATAATGTTTACAAGTACAGCACACCGGCGTTCTAGGCTTGGGATTGTCCCACCAACGAGAGTCGCTGTACAGCTGCTTAGTCATCCTCTATCTCCTCCATATAAATTGTGTGGCCGGATACTTTGGTAACATGAAACCAGGTGTCTCTTGGAAACAAGACCTCACGCTCACCGGCATTGAACATCGTCATGTCTTTGCCATGTCTGGAGGTGATGATATATTGAATCGGCATATCAGGATCATAGACGCCTAATGAAGAAGAAATGTATGAGGGAAATTGTTTGCCTTTCCCAACAACATATTCTGCTACAAACGCATCTGCATCCTCAATCTCAAGACCCATAGCGAGGGATCGGTAGACCGTCCCCCGGTACTCCGGGAGCTTTCTCAGCGCCTGATCCAGTGCCTCCACAAATTGCCGGTCACCTTTGGATAGGGCGGTGCCCCGGCGCAGCTTGTCATTGATCTTGTAGGAATCGCTGCTGATGTATTTCATCAGTGCGGCCTGTTCCGGTTCTGTTAAGTCAATTTTAGCAGTCCTTGCAGGGCTGTCAACATATTTCTTTTTCCATTCCCGAAACTTGATGTTGTCCGCCAAGGGATCGCCCTCTCGCTTGTCGAAAACGCTTTTCTTGAAATGGGCTTTGATGATGCACAGGCAGTTGGGGTGGATGGGCGGCAGGTTCAGGCCTGCCTCCGCCTCGTCTACTCGGAACACTCGCCCATTCAGCTCACTGCAGGTGCAGCTGCCGGAATGCTCGGTGCCGCCCAGGAACTGATATTCCTCGATGCCGCTCTCCTTGTAACCCATGATCTCGCCTTGGTTGGAGAAGTATTTGCACTCCGTCCGCACCAGGCGCTCGGCGTTGTAGCGCCCCTTGTCCATCACCTCATCAATGGCGCGGGCCATCTTCTGGACGCTGCTCCCCTGGATGAAGCCCAGGGTGATCTCCCGCTTGGCCAGCGCCGAAAGATGGTCGCAGGCCCCCCACACGGCCTCGGAGTAGTGCTTCTCGCTCCAGGGGAAGGACAATACCCGCTGGATCAGCTTCTTGTCGATCTTCGCCACATGGAAGCCCAGGCCGATCCCCCGCTGGATGGAGAAGCAGCTCTCGTAGTAGTTGACCTGCAGCATATCGCCCAGCAGGGTGTCCAGCCTCGTGGTGCTGTCCTCAGCCAGGTCGATCATGTTCTGGTAGACATTGGCCAGCAGCTGCTCCTTCCGGGTGATCCGGCTCTTCATGGCCAGGGTGTTCAGCTCCAGCAGGGCCTTGCTACCCTTGGCCGCATCGGATGCCTCGGCGATATACTCCTCGATGGACTTGCGCCACACGCTGAACTCTTTCCCCTCCAGGAGCTGCCGGGCCGCTTCCTCGGTCAGCCCGTTGTCCTTGGCAAAGCGGGCAAACAGGGCCTCGATCTCCTTCTCAATGTTGAAGGCCGCCTCGTCATAGAGAAAGATCAGCTCCCTGGCGTAATCGTCGGTGCGCTTGGTGTTCTGCAGCACCCGTTCCTTGGCGTCCTCGATCCACTCGTTGCGCGTCCAGCAGCTCATGCGCCCTCACCGTCCTCGTCCTCCGGCTGGGCCTTGGCCTGGGTCAGCGCCTGGGCCAGGGCGTTGTACTGGCCGAAGCTGTTGACCTCCTGCTGCTTTTCCTCCTCCAGCTTCTGCAGCTCGTCCTGCACATTGTCGATGGTAGGCAGCATCTGCAGGCGGGTTTCGCGGGACAGCTCCCCGGACAGCATGGTGATGATCTGCGCGATCTCCAGCACATTCTGCGGCTTGTTGCGCCGGAACTGGATGTCGATGTCCCGGTAGTCGAACTGGCCGCCCTTGATGTTCAGAATGTGGGTGATCAGCTCGATGCGCCGCTGCAGGCCGCGCTTGAACTTTCGCTCCTTGATGGCGCAGATTTGCTCCAGCCCCCACAGCTTGTATGACACCGCCACGCCGGACAGGTTGCCGCCGAAGTTCGCGTCCGTCAGGTTGGGCACTGCCGAGAAGATGTGCATATCCTCCCGCAGCCGCTTCTTGTAGTTCTCCAGGGCCGTGTCGCTCACCTCTTTGATGAGCCACTGGATGTCGCCGCCGTCCTCCAGGATGATGGCTCCCTTTTCCTTCATCTCCGCGATGTCCTGGGAGGTCACGGCCCCCATCTTCAGCACCTTCAGCAGAGCCTCATCGTTATACTGGAAGAAGTTCGCCGTGTTGCTCTCCACCCGGTTGTATGCGTCGATCAGCGTGATCACGCCTTCAAAGTCCCCCTGGCGCTCCTCGTTGTTGATGTACTCCACAAAGGGCACATCCCCCCAATAGTGCTCCCGGATGTCCAGCAGCTCCAGCGCGCCGCCGTTGATGCTGCGGAAATACCAGCAGTCCTGGGCCGTCCAGAACTCCACCTTCTTGATGATGTTCTTGTCCTTGTCCTTGGAGTACACGATGCGGATGGCCGCCATGGGCGTGTTGTACCCCGTCTCGCAGATATAAATGCAGCCGTCAGGCGGCACCTTGGTGAAGCGGATCTGCGCGTCCTCATCCAGGTAGAGCATTTCAAAGCAGTCCCCGTTGATGCTGGCACCCTTGGCCAGCTCCATGTTCTCGTCCTGCTCATCGTTGTAGTCGAAGATGTCCTGCAGCGCCTCCAGGTATGCGTCATTTTGGGAGCTGTAGACCACCGGCTTGCCGATGAAGTACCCGGTGGCCGTGTCCGTGATATATTTCGCCATGTTGTTGACCAGGCGGTTATTGGGGGCGGTGCTGTCCTTCTTCCTGTGCCGGAGGATGTCGTGGTCGCCCTCGTAGTATCCCTCCAGCCTGGCGTACTTGGTGTGCCCCTCGTTTTCGTCAATGATCTCCTTGATGTCCGCCTCCGTCAGGCTGTCCAGCAGAGAGCGTTCCATAAAAATGACCGGCAAAGCTGCCCACCTCCTTAAATTCCAAACTCGGCCCGATTCACGATGCGGAACCGCTTCACCCTCTTTGCGATGGAGCGCGCACCCTCCAGGGCGTCCGGGCCATCGTCATGCGCCCCCATGGGGAACTGTGTCAGCTGTTCCAGCAGCCGCTTGTGGCGGCGGTTGAATTTGATATACTTGTTCTTCACATCCGGCTGCAGCGTCTGGATACGCATGACCTTGTCGCTGGTCTGCTGCACCTCCTCGATGGGCAGATATAGCCCGGCCTTTGCGCTGGCCTTGGCCAGCTCCTCCTTCAGAAACCACTGGAACTGGTTTGTTTCCGCGCCCAGCTTCCGGTAGCCGTGGCCGAAGCTGGCCCGGAGCCACCGCTCCTTGGCCAGCACATCGGCGATGATCCGGTCGGGATGCCGCCGCTCAATGTCTGCATCCACCACATACATATATCCGCTGCTGCGGTGCTTGGCCAGGGTAACGATGGCGGAGAAGTCGCTTCGCTTGGTCTTGCCCAGCGAGGGGTCGATAAACCCGAAGAAGTCAAAGACCGGGTCGCGGAAGTTGATCTCCGCCTCGTTGTAGTATTCAAACCACTCCTCCATGAACAGGCAGTCATCCGGGTTGATCGGCTCGTTCTGCTCCTCGGAATTAAACGATGCCTCACCCTCCGACACCCGCATCACCATCAGGTCGTAGTAGGACAGCTTCTCCTCCCACAGCACCTGGGTGCCCTCCAGCATGGCCGCCTTGTGCGCCTGGAAGAAGGCCAGTGCGTCGGCCTCCCGGTCATCGTTGGCCAGGTCGGTGAATATGCTTTCCCACTGCTGCCACAGGTCATCCGCCTGGGAGAATTGGATCACCGCCTTGTACTTGATGGAGCGGTAGGCCGGATTGGTCAGCGTCTTGGCCAGCAGGCTGTCATAATGGAGCAGGGTGCCGATGTAAACGATGTCGGTGTAATCGTCGCCGGACTTGCTCACCGCCTTGTCAAACCAGTTCTTCAGCTTGCTGCGCTGCTCCGGCGTCCGTACATTCTCATCGTTCTCCACATCGTCCAGGATAATCAGGTCGGGCCGCCAGTTCCGGTGCTTCCGGCCACGGATCTTCTTGCCGCTGCCGATGGCCTCGATCTTGATATTGGTCTTGGTCACCAGCACATTGCTGCGCCACACGCTGCCTGCCAGCGGCCCGAAGTCCTCCAGGATCGCCGTGTTCTCCTCAAACTCCACCCGGATGTTGTCCAGGAAGCCCTCGGCCTGCTCGGAGCTGTCCGAGATGATGATGGGATAATGCTTGTATCCATACAGGGTGGAGTGCATCGTCCCCTTGAAGGTCAGGTTTGTGGACTTGGCGTGGCCACGGGGGGCCGCCACCGCCCGGCGTACTCCCGGTAGGCGGCTGATCGCCTTGGTGTCTGCCGGGGTCAGAGGGTAGCGCCCCTTCAGTACGCCCTGCTGCCAGATCGCGTCCAACTCCCGATGGAACTCCGGGGACGGGCGGCTGAAGTAGTGGGGGAAGTAAGCCCGCCCGAAGAACTCCATGTCGATGGCCCCCAGTTTCCGGCGCAGGCCGTCCTCCCCGGTCAGCGGAAGCCCTGCCTCGAACTCCCGCCGCAGCCGGACGCGCTCTGGGGTGTCATCTCTTTTTAAGAAATCCTTTAAGAGTGTACAAAGGCCCTTTAAGTCGGTGCTGTCCTCGTTGTATAGTTTGCTTTCAGCCTCGGCCAGCGCGCCGACCAGGGCGTTGATGCTCCGCATTTTCCGCTGTTTCAAAATGGCCTTTCCTCCTCCTGTGTTCAATCGTGGGCCGTAGCCGCCCCACAGCGGGCTTTTAGGCGGGCGTGGGGAAATTACCCCCGCCTGCCCGGTGCGGCGAATTTAAAGGGGTCTGTGCGCCGCTTAAACGGCACCACGGGCAGGAACATAAAACCAGGGCTGAAAAACAGGGGGGAAGGGTGTGCTTCGCCACCCAGCCTGTCATTCAGCCCGGTTATTTCACCCGTATTTCCACCGGCCTCCCCAGGCGGGACGAATCAACCGCCTGCTTTGTCCGGCTTCCTGTAAACGCCGTTTAAGAACTCCCAGCCTCCTCGCTCCCGTCCCCCTCCACGGAGAGGGTGAGCGTTTTCGGCTCCCCGCACAAGCTGATCTCCACCTTGGCGCGGCGGGTGCGCTTGTCATAGTCGATGCTGCTGATCGGGAAGTTGCG